TACATGAGCGGTAATGTTGTCCGAATCGGTGACTCAGTCTCGTGCGGAGACCACAGCGCAGCAGGCTCAGGTAATGTGTTTGCTAATGGGATGCCTGTCACCCACGCCGGTGCTAAGAACACTACTGGCCATGGATGTTTCCCACCTACAGTATTCGTTGGCGGGTGGTCTAGCACCGTCTTTGTGAACAACCAGACCGTGGCCCTCAAGGGCAAGACTGCAATCGCTCCGCACTGCTGCGGTATTCCTTGCCACGGTGGTGTAGCTTCAACGGCGTCTCCAGACGTTTCGATCGAACAGTAATGCCGCTCAACCAACCGAAGACATACAAATTCGGCCCCAATCCTGTTGGGGCGGTGAAGATGTTTTCGCGTTCTTCTCGACGCAGTCGCCTTTGGACAGGCGGGTCCTTTTGGCGGTCAATCGAACGTGGCGAATCAGCAAATCTCATTCAGATCTCCTGTGTCGAAGATCAAACTCTTGATACACCAGAGGCCGTTCTCGTCGTACGACACACTGGCTTAAAATCGGATGAGCAAATTTTCGCGAACGGATTTTCGCAACAGCCGGTCCTGAACCTCTTCGAACTCAGTATTCAATGGGACGAAGAGATCCGTCTGACAAAAGAAGAAGAGCGCATTGTGGCGCGAAAATACGGCATTAGGTGGCAAATAGCGGGCGCCCCGGCTGAGGCCGTTAGTGCCGAACTCGGCACCGTGCCGCTCAACCGTGTATTCAAGGCAGAAGGCGTCTCGTTTAAGCTAGACAGTAACCTTTTTGACTGGGTGCCCGGAACCTCAATCGTTTTGCGGCCGAGAGTTCACCGGTACCCCCTGGTGGTGACCAGCGTCACCGATCCGACCACGTCACAGAGCACAATTGGCTGGAACATCGATGCGCTCCGGGCCTCACTGAATGGTTCCGACACGTGGGTGACGATGCCAGAGCGTCCGCAAGTCGAACTCCGCGTTAGCACGAGCACGTCTGGTGGGTCAAGTGGGTCTGGTTCGGAAGAGGGTGGGTCTGGTTCGGGGTCTGGAACGACCACCACGACCGTTGAAATCATTCACCATACGGACGGCCCGCATGAAGACGGCATGGACCACGGCGAAGATGACTTTTTCCTATCAACCTTCGCGCCCACGAACATGGGTGGAGGTGACGGATTGCCAGCAAATCCGGTCGGGTACAACACCGGACCGGATCGCGTGCTAATGCACCTGAACTATTCTGAGCTCGACAATGGGTCTCTTGGCGAACTCAATCAGGTGTTTGAGTGGGTTGGAGAGTCCGCGACTTCTGGGTCTTGGCAGCGGTACGCTTAGGTTACTTCCAAGAAATGTCGAAGGTGATTGCCACGCCCTTGGTGGCAACGGATACCGAGAAACCGCCAGTCGCCAGTCGCTTCATGATTTCTTCACGAACAGTGCTGACACGACTTGCATCAGCGTTGATCATGTACGTGCAGTTCGACTTGCCAGCTCGAGCATGATCCAGTAAGTCCTTGTTCAAGGACTCGAGAATGTACCCGATGTCGCGCTCTTCCAGAGTACGGCCGCGAGCGATGGCACGAAGGTCTTTGGCAGTTGACAGCATTTTGCGCTTTCAGATTGAGATGTAGCTGGCCTTACCAGCGAACACGCCAGATTCGTTGAGATCCAACACTTCCTGCATGGAGAACTGGTAGTCGCGGTCGGCGATCTTGACCTGTGCTGGCCAGGTTTTCCCAACTGTACTGAATGACGCGTAGAAGATGGCCGTGTTTTCTTTGCTGAAACCAGCGAACACCATCTCCTTAGAGGTCATGTCAGAGAACCGGCGAGTCATGGCGGCGAATTCCATCGAGCGAACCTTCATGTTAGACTCCGTAGGATGTTGTCGATGTGGTAACTGTATCACCACATCGACGGAAGTGCTAACGAATCTGTAACGGGCTTCAAGAGCCGTTACACATCAAAGAACCACTCTTTGTACGAGCCTGGGAAGTTTGATGGGTCGTACGCCCAGTTCTTAAGCTTCAGACCAATCTTGATCTGCTCAAGTGAACCGAGCATCACGTGACTCATGGCGGTCACGAAGTGCGGAGTCGCCGGGAACAGAACCAGAGTTCCAGCGATTGGGGTAAGAGAGAAATTGTAGGCTGGGAACTCCAGCTTACCACCGTAGCACTCGATACGAGGATCAAGTGGAACAGCATCATGGTAAGTCTTCAACCACAAGAAGCCAACGAGATCAACGTCCTTGACCTTGACCCACTTCTTACGCTTGAACTCAGAATTCTCGCAGCGCATTCCTTCAGCTGGAGACTTTGGATTCTCCCAATACTGTTGGAACAAGAGCGCTGGATCGCCAACCACCTCAGCACCGAAGCGCTGTTCAATGAGTGGTGACAATGCGTCGAGTTCCGACAGCACGCCGCCTGCGAGGTCAGCTGGAATGTGACGCTCGTACTTCAATGGCTGACCGTTCTCACCGATATCCGGGTACTTCAGGGCGAGGCCACTGATCAACCGCTCGCAGTGTTGCGGTGAAATAAAATCCTCAACCACATGAAACGGTGAGTGAATCATGATTTGCTCCTTGCGGCCGAAATCTTCGCTCGCGTTTCTGGGGACCTTGGGACGCCGGGTTTCCCCTTCTTTGCGGCTGACATGTAGCTCTCGTCCTTTCGCTTCAGATGAGAATAGGCTCGCTCACCGGTGCCCTTGCCCACGTAGAACGCCTCACCAGTATGTGGGTGGCGATAAATGTAGGCGTAGAAATTCATCCGAGAAGAATCTTACGTGTTGTGCAACGTGATTCGGCTTCCCAAACCTTTTGCTGAGCACCTACTTCAATGGTGGAAAGGGTCATGCCTTCGAACTGCATGAAGGCATGCCCTTCAAAAATACGTCCACCGAGAAACGTCTTTAGACGCTGCTTTTGATCTTCAGATAGGTCTTTGATATGCGTATATTGGACCAACATTGTGGCCTCACTCTGATTTGAATTTTGCGTATACGTCCTTGTTGAGCTTCAGGACGGCCTTCTCACCAGGCTGGGAGATTCGAACGCCTTCAAATACTGCCTTACCGTCAATCACGACTTGAACATCATGATAAAGGTCAAACAAACCATCTCCACTCTGAACTGGCCAGAATGCATAATGAGTTTCATTCAAAGCGTACGCAGTCTTCTTGCCGACCATGAGACCTGTTGGGACGAGCTCAGAGCTGCCTTCAACAATCTCAATCATGATGGACTCACCGTCAACGGTGCCCATGAATGATTCTGCGGCAATTGGATCTTCTTCTGTGTCTTCTGGCGGCAATTCCTCAGGGTCCGCCTCGGCAGCTGGCGCTTCTTCGTCGCTTGCTGGCTCTTCTGTCGGTGGTGGAACCGACTCTTCTTCATCGTCCTCACCAGCCAAGGCACCGAGAAAATCGGCGAGCTTAGCGTGGTTGGTGTTCAGTACTCGAACTTCCATGCCGGCCTCTTCAAGGGCGGCAACGGCTTTGTTGATTGCTGGCGACTTGTCGTACGCCATGATCACGACTGGATGCATGTTAGGCCTTCTTTGCTGGGTCTTTCAGCGTCACACGAACGATCTTTGCATCTGGAAAACGCTTTCGGTCGATCTTCGCATCAAACACGTGGCGGGCATGAGCCTTGTTCTCGACGTATTTGTACACGACGCTGCCAGAACAGATTGTGTTGTCTTTCCCAGTGTACTTGAACAGCACAGTTGCGTCAAGCTTACCATTGGATTCATAGATGCCAGCAAGTTCACGAGCTCGGCAAATTGTCGCGTACGAAGCCATTTCTTGCTCAACAATCAACGGATCTTCCGGTTGTTCTTCGGCTTCAACGACTTGAACTGGGGTCATGTGCTCGGCTTGCAAAGCGAGCTTGATCTTGTCCAAGGAAAGACGCTTGACGATCTTGTAGGTAGAGCAAGCGTAGGTGGTTGGGTTCGTGATGTTGACGCTGAGAACGACGTCAATCATGGCGCAAGGGCCTTCAACATTCACAACGCTGCATGAATCAGCGTATACAGAGATGTGCTTGTGCTCATCGGTCTTGACTTCAGCTGGGACGCTGACATCCGCAGTACAGTCATACGACACTGGGGCGGGTGCTGGTGCAGGCGATGCTTCAATGCCTGCAACTGGCGCGACGGCGGAAACGCCGGTCATAGGCAAGTTGATGGCAAACTCATTCAATTGGTCTGACATTTATCTGATCTCCGATGCGGATATGCAGTCTTATTTAGCCACCGGTTGGATTATCGCTACGCCAGGTTCACGCGCTCAGAAAATTCCGCGATGAAATTTTCTGAGCTTATTTGATCTGCGGCAGAATTTTTGCCCAGAATGTTTGAATGCGATCGACCAAACCAGCAATGTGGTCTTCCACCTTGACTGTGAAGACTTGCGGCATGCCGCCAGCGGATGACATCAAGATGATACCTTGCTCGATCTCAGTGCCAAACAGTTCATTGTGCGCGCAAGCGTAGAAACAAAGCTGAAGCTCATAGTTCGCGATGTCTTCACGGGTCTTGATACGACTTGCGGTCTTGAAGTCAATGACTGAAGGTTTGCCTTTGTATTCGCCAATGCAGTCGAAACGACCGGCGACTTCGAGTGTTGGCGAGTAAATGGATTGCTCTTGACCCCAGACATCGTTGATCTTGCGGAGTTCCAACTTCAGAGCATTGAAGGCGGATACGTCCTTCTGCGGGATTGCAACACCGTCAACTGGAGCGTACGGATCTTCACCCTTCAAGAAGCGTTCGGCAAGCAAGTGCACCATCGTGCCGTGGTCCGTTGCTTCCTTACTCTTCTGGGCAGCCTTGACGGCGCCCAACGAGTCTTGCCACTTCTTTAGTGCTGCGGCTTTCTCAGGTGGTTCCGAAACACCAAGCACCGTGGTGATGGATGGAAATGCACCGTGCGGCGTGTGGTACCACCGCATGCCCAACTCGTTCGTTGTCGAGTAGTCTTCGTATGGGTACTTCAACTGCATGTTTACTTTCGTGCGCGATGACGCTGCGCAAACGCTGGCGACGCGACACCAGGTTCGTAATCACGCATTCCGGCGACGTCAACAACAGTGACGTAAACCTTGACCAACCCAGCTTGTTCAGCCAATCGGTCAAGGTGCTGGATACCTTCAGGGTAGTTGATCCCAAGTTCCTCAGCCGTAACCGACACATCACCCATGTGCAGGCGTTTCAGCATTGAAATTCGTTGATCGTCTGTGCACAGGCGCCAGAAATCAGACAGTTCGTCGTTCTTCATCAGTCGGTATGATTCAACCGACGCAACTTAATCGATACAGACTTTTTACGGGCCAGCTTCGACTTCAATGCGCGGATCAATTTGTTCCGCTTCGCTGCTGCACGCAACTTGGCGTGTGTCTGCCCGCTAACTGGAGGTTTGTGAGCAGTTGCCGGGTTTGTGACTACTTGACCTTTATGGCGACCTGTTGTGACACGGTAGCCGCGCTTAATCTTGTTGCCAACACGCTTGAATGCAGGGCGAAGCCCCTCAGTTACCTTCTCATCGTCCTCAAACTCTGAAAAGACTTCTACAGGAAGCATAATACCATTTGGATACACTTTGTCGTTCAGTCGACGGAGGATCACGTGCTCACGTTCTGGGACGACACCGATGACGTCGCCGTTGTGATCGCGGATCTTACCTTCCCTGCCGCTGTTCAGAATCTCAACAAAGGCATCGACCTGTGTAGAGGACAGCTGCAACATGAAATCGTCGCTGCTAAGAAGTAGCCCACCAGCGAGGTGGGCTACGTTCCAACCACTAGTCTTTGCTGGTTCCAAAATCAGTCCTCGAAATGCTCAGGCTTGTAATTTTGCGGACGCGCGCGCGTGCATGTCCTTGAACTTAGCAGCCGCTTCCTGGGAATCCCATTCGCCGTGGTAACCACGGCCTTCATTCCCAGTCTTGGATTCAAACAGTTCCTGAAGTTTCATCTTACACCTCAGCGTCGTCTGCAGGCAGACGTGTTACGGGTGCAGCGTCCTTCCAACCCTTTGGGCGGCCACCTGTCTTGGCGTTCCAGGTACGCAGCAAGTTTGCGTAGTCAAGGGCGGCCTTGTAGCCTTCCTTCGTATTTGGGAAGTACTTGGCGTGGATAGTGCCGTCCCATGGACCGTCAACACCAACACGCAGAGCCTTAGCATCAGATTGAGCTTCTGGATCAACACCAACGGTCAGCACGGTTTCTTCATGGGAACCGCCGCCTTCGTAAGATGCGAACATCGCTGGACCAGACAGTGGTTCTTCGAGGTTGTGTTGCTTCATTTCTGCGTCAACCATCGCTTCGAGCGAGCCGAAAGCTTCCATCAACAGGCCTTCTTTCAAAGCCTCTTGCATCTTGTCAACTTCCTGGCCTGGTTGCTTCTTCGTACCCTTTGCGATCAAGGCAACAAGAGCTTCCATGCGCTGCTCAACCATAGTGCGGTTCGTCAACGACATCTTCTTCTCACGCAGCGCCTTGATGATTGCGGCACGGCGTGGGGCAAGGATGCCTTCTGGAATGCCGAGCGAGATTACCAACTGCATGACAGCGTTCGCAAAATCATCTTGACCAACGTCAACGTCTTCAGCCATAACACGGTCCATGAACTTGGAGCCAATGCTGGTTGTCTCGTTCATGCGCTTGATGTCATAGTCAGAGAAGTACACAGCGTCAAAAGCGGAGATGTCGCCCTTACCGTGCTTTGCAGCATATTCGTCGCTCATTTCCTCGGCTTCACGCTTGGCGTTACCCTCACTGTACGGACCATCAACAGGCTTGTCCATGTGGTCAACAACGTACCAACCAGGCTCACGCACCTTGAAGGCCTTCGCTTCAGTCAGGTTCTTTGGATCGACAGACTTTTCACCGTCCCAAATACGGCCGTTGTACGAAATGTGGTACGTCTTACCGCCAACAGTCAGAGAACCATTAGGCCAGGTGGAAGCACCTTCACCAGAATCATCGCGAGCATCACGGAACGCAGCAACTGCATCAGCTGCAGACTTGTGCAAGCTAGTGCCACGATCACCAATGCGCAGCTTAAACACATTTTTGGCTTCGTTCACTTGTGCGGAAGTGATGCCAAACGCCTTAGCCAAGGCCATCAATGCGGCTTCAGTGTTGCTGTTTGCTTCGATCTTGTTTGCAGCGCGTGGAAGAGTAGAAC